TCAAGCGCGATGTATGCGTCCAGGGCCTCCAGGTCGGCCTTGACTTTGAAGAGCTCACGCGCAAGCCCATAGCCCGCTGAGAATGATATGAGGCTCACGCTTGTGGGCACAGGCTCCCCCCTTGGTGCGTAGCGCTGGAGCAGTCGGGGGAAGATGCGCCCCGATGCATCCTTGTGCTTGAGGGCCTCCGAAGAAAACACCGCGCTGCGCCCTGGTATCGCGATCCACTTAAGCGCGAACCTCCCGAGCGGGCTCAGTGCGTCTTCGTATTGTTTGACGACGTCGGGCCCCGGCATCCCTGGGCAGGCAAATAGGACTAGGTGCACCGGCTATGCTCCGGGCAAAAATGGACCTCTGTAGTGCCTCGCCAGGAGCGCTGTGACGCGGGCTGCTTGCAGCCTGACTCGTTGCACCGGTAGGCAACCGAGCGAGCTCCGCGACGATATCCGAGGGCCCCACAGGTGGAGCATATGCGCTTGTAGCTGTGCGCAGGGTCGTACCGCTCCCACGCGTGCGTGCACATGTTTAGAGGCTCCGTCTGTGATATTGCCATCCCGCCAGCATCAACCCCACACCGACCAGCATAATGGCCGCTATTTCGCAGTTGTTAAGCAACCTGCGCTTCACTTTAGGGCCTTGGCCTCTTTTCCGAGGTCGGCCAATCCGAAGCCAGCGATTAGGGTGCCTCCGACCAGCGTCAGCAGCTCCGCAAGCTTTGGGTCGTAGTAATAAGAGACAATGGCAGCGGCTGCCGTGCACAGGGCGGTCCAGAACTTTTTTGACTTATAAAAAGGTTTCACGTGGAGCTCCTAAATGCCAAATCCGAGCATGGTTAGTGTGCCGCTGTTTTTTCGTGGATATAGTCGACCGGCCATAAGCGCAGCGAGCCACGGCAGGCCCTCCGCGGGGGTTAGCTTGTCGGCTCCGATGAGGGTGAGCACGCCAGCCAGTGCAACAAGATCGATTAACAAACCGTATCGAGCCGCAGAGGTGGGCGCTGGGGTCTTTTTTTCTTCCGCGCTCATGTCGCGACCCTCAGTACATGCACACGATATTCGTGCAGGTTGTGGCGGCGAGCACCTTGGTTGCCTGCACCGGGAGCTTGTAGGGCGCGGTCACGGGAAACGAGTCGGTGTTGCCCGAGCGATACTCGAGCGCGAGCGTTCCGCTGCCGTGAATATAAAGCATCCTCGGGCACAGCTCGGCGCCGTCTCCCCCTGAGGTTTTGCTAAAGCTTGGCCGGAGTGCAACGAGGTCGACATCGGCCGCAACCGCGGCGATCGTTGCCGTCTCCGTGGCTGAAAAAATGGCAGTTGATAGCTGTGGCATTGTTTAACCTTTATTAAATTCGATTTCTTCTGCGCCTGTTTCGTAGTTGAAAGCAGCCGCCAAGTTGGGCGCCTTCCCAGGGCGAGACCCGGCAGAGCCGGATCCCGCTGGCTTTCCCTGGTCGGGCGCATAAAACTTTTGGATCTGCCCCATATTCGCTAGCGACGGATCCGTGGGCATGTCGAACATAACGCCAATGGCAATTCGCTCACTGTATGGCAGGCGCTTGCCTTTTGAGGCCAGCCGCGTCAGCTCACCAGAAACGGCTGTCTGCATTTCGGCGAACATCTCCGGGAACACGGCGCGAACCGCGTCGACCTGGTCGCGGCTGATGGTGCCCTTTTGCAGGCGCTCCAAGAGCACAGGCGGGTCCTCTAGGGCCTCATACACACGCTCGAAGCGTGAGCGCTCCACGGTGCTCGTGTAGGGCTGCGTGCCATATAGCAGCTCGTCAGCGGTGACCTTTGGCAGCTGTGTGTTTAGGTACTCCTGTGCCGCAATAGCGCGGTTGACCGCAACGGCCGCAATGCCCGGCGCAGCTGGCGAGAGCGGGGCAAGCGCTTGGTTGAGCGTTGCGCGGGTAGCTTGGGGCGTGCTCGATGCCAGGCGCGCGGTCTGCGCCCTCTTTTCATACGTGGCCGATGTCTTTGTAACAGCGCCGCGGAGAGATGGTAGCGCGGAAACGGTGCCGCCCCTCCCAAGCGCGCCAGCTGACCGCGCGATCCTCTTGTCCACGCTCCCAATGAGCTTACGGATGGCGCCAACCTGGCGCACCGTGCGAACTGGGTTGTTGGCGAGGTTCATGAGGCCACCAATGGCAGCACCGGGAGCGCCGAAAGAGACCGCACCCACCAGGGCGCTACCACCAAAACCGGGCCCCCCCCGACGCCGCAGGATGTCGCTGGTCATGTTGGCTATTGCCACGTCGTCCGTAGCGCCGTCCATGATCTTGAGAACGCGCTTTGTCCTCTCCCCCAGCTCCTTGACAAGCTTCTGATCTGCCGCGCTCAGGTTGTACCAACGGCTCGTGGCCTCAACCATATCCTGATTTGCCTGCAGGTAGCGGCGGAGAGCCTCGTGGTGCGGGTTAACGTCAGGGTTCTTTAGGCTCCTGTAATAGGCACCGATCTTCTTTTTATCGATCCCTAAAACATCTTTGCCCCACTTGCCCTCTTCGGCTCCGAGGAAGAGCCTCAATAGGTTGTTGTGTTTCTTCTTTTTTCCGTGCGCTGGCACCCACTCGGACCAAAATGGGTTGATGTTCTTCTGGATGCGCGCGGCCTCGCCCCATAAGCCTTCGTCCTCAAGGAGGCGTTGGGTATTTTTGTAGGCGCTCTCGAGCTCTTGCCCTGTCCGCAACTGCGCGCGCGTTGGGTTTGACAGGCGAGTTAGGCGCTCTTTTTCCCCCGCGATGCTGCGCTTTAGGTCGTCAAGCCGGGCGAACGTTCGCGCTCCGTAGTCCTTCTCGATCCGACGACCCGCGCCCAGGAGGCCCTCAATACCATCGAGCTCGGCGCCTATTCTCTCAAAGGCCTTTTTTCCGGGGCCATAGTTGACGGGGATAAAGTCAACCCCCTTATCACTAACAATTCGGTCGATCGTCTCACGAAGCTCCGCGACATGTACGCGCGCCGCTTGATGCGACCGCACTGCCCTAGACGGGTCGGCAGCATCCGATGCACGTAGCGCGCGAGCAATCTGCCGCTCCTTCAAACCGCCCCTGCCCTGGGCAAGCACCTTTTGGCTGTGCCGGTAGAGCGGCGACAGCTCTGCGTACAGCTTCTCTACATAGTCGTCTTGAACGGATGCAGGATCGAGCATTGCCCTGCGAACGCGCTCCCCTCGCGCGCCGCCCTCCATGCCGTAGGACATGAGTTTGCGCTCATGCTCCGTGAGTCCGCCCACCCTCGCCATTTGCTTGGACAGGAATCGCGAAACCTTCTGCTCGGCACCAGCTGGCCGGTAACCGTAGACCTGGTCCATAATGGACGCGAACTCTTCGGGAGTGTCGGTCTTCGTCAGTGCCTTGGCGCTCTCAAGCTCACCTTTGTGCGCAGCGCGTCGCAGTGAGCTCGAACGCAGACGACCAAGCCCCGCAGCCCCACCACCGAACGCTCCACCGACAGCTGCGCCAAGCATGGCACCGGAGCCCACCGCGGTAGCGAGCTTTTCGCCGCTCAGCTCTTGGCCACCGAGGGACGACTCCGCCCACGCTTGCCCCGCACTGGCCGCTGCGCCCTCGGCCGCGCCAACACCCGCACCCATTCCGATCTTACCAAGCGCACCGGCTCCCCGATACGCGCGCCCAAGCGCCTGAACCGGTCGCAGCGGAGCTGCTGCCAGCGCCCCGCCCACAGCGCCACCAAGTCGGCCGACTAGCTGCGTCCCCCCGTGTAGCTCCTTGTAAGCGGCCTGCTGCTCTTGCATCCGCTTGAGGGCCTCGGGCCCACCAAGAGCCTCCGCGCCCTTGGCCGCAGCCACGTCAGATAGGTCGAAAGTAAAGCCCGCATCAGAGGCCTGCTTGAAAGCCCGAAGCTTGTGCTCTAGGCCTCCGAACTTCTCACGCTGCGTCTCCTCGGACACCTCTTGTGGGGTGGCGAGCCGGTAGTTTGTTTGTGGGTCCGAGAGGAGGGCCTCAAGGTTCTCTGCTGCGACGTTTTCGAGCCCGCCGCTTGGGCCGACAACATTGACGCGTTCACCCTCGGCCATTTTAGTCACCAAAAAACTTTTTAGCCGCCCAGCCGGCAGCGCCAAACGGGGCATATGGGTTCATGACGGCCTTTGCCCCCTTGGCGACATATTCGGCTGCGGAGCGCTCGCGCGCGGGCTCGGGTGTGGGCTTGTCGCGGTCTGCCGATCCTAACCTTGTCTCTGGCGACGGGCCCGCGTGGCGCGCGGACGGCCCGAGGACAGCGCGCGGCCTGCCCTTTTCGTCGCGTATCACCTGGCCGGAGTGGCGTTGAAAATCGACATTTTTCATTAGAATGGCTTGCTCGGCGTCCGCCTGGGCCTCAATGCGCTTAGCCACCTCCTCAATCTGACCGAGTGCCACGTCTAGCGCGAGCGGGTTCTTTGTGGCCTCGATGCCCGTCCTGAGGCGCCTCTCCTCTCTTTCGTTTCCAATGGCAGCGCCGGTGATGGATTGGATCTTAAGGTTAGCGATGCGGTTTCGGGCGCCCTGTGCGGCGCGGTAGGATGCCGATAGGGGATTGTAAAGTGCGACGCGGTCGTCACGAGCAAGGCGCCTCAGAAGGTTTAGATCGTTGACCATGGCCTGACGCGCGGCGGATTGCTCTTTTAGCTTCTCGATGTCGTCCTTTGTGCCGCCATAGGCATAGCCACCAAGCGATCCTATGTAGCGCTCTTGATAGTCGCGCATGCTCACGTCGTAATGACCCGGAGGAAGCTCGCGCTTTGGGCTCCCGCTCCCGCTCTGTCGGCGCATCAGGTCGTTGTATTCCCTAGCTAGCTGCTGCTCGCGAGTTACCATGCCGCGGTGTAGGAGCTTCTGCTCGGCGATGTCACGGTTCTGCCTTGCGTGGTCCTCCATTACCCCCAGGCGCTCCTTCATGCCTTGGGTCATGTTCTCGTTTCGGAAGCCCGCAAGCGTTCCTGATATCTGCTCCCACGCGGCCATGTTCTTGGCGGCCTCAGCGCCCTCCATGCCGTCAAACCGCTCCATCATCAACTGGTACTCGCGCGTTGCTGCGTCGATGGATGAGCGCTTAGCGCTAATCGTTGCTTTTTGGGCAGCGATGTCGCGGTCAATGGCCTTCTGCATTGCCTCCATGGCATAATTGGGAGACTTGGCCAGCACGGCCCCAGCCGCACCAAGACCAGCGGCAATCATGGCTAGAATGTTGCCCACCGTGCCGCGCTCTTTATAGATCCGATTGGGGTCAACGCCCTGGCTGACCTCGTCGGCTAGCTTACGCACCCGACTCTCAAACGCCTGTTGGTCCTCTGTGCGCTTGCGGTTGACCGCATCGGCGGCATAGGCACTCCGCAGCCCTGCGTCGCGCATTTCCTTCTCGACTTCGCCGAACCTCTCACGCTCGAGGATGCGACGGCGCATGTCGGCGACCTCCAAGGCTCGCTCGTCATTGGCCATGCTGTTTAGGGAGCGCTGCCAGCCGACCGGCATCCCCGCAATGCTGTTGGCTACGCCCTCATAACCACGACGCTGCTCGCCCTTCCACTCCTCGGCAAGAGCATTGAACTCGTCCTGCCGATCGGTGCGGTACTGCTCATCATCAAGGCTTGGGTCTGCCTTGATTTCCGCGTCCAACCTGGCCTGGAAGGCCTCCCACATGGGGCCGTCAACCTGCTCCTGTAGCCTGGCCTCGAAAGTGTCTCGATCGGGGTGGAAGTATTCGCCCCAGCGTGGATCGTGACCATGGGGCAACCCCCGCGAGTCTTGTGCGTAACGCTGTTGTTTGAATTGCTCGAAGCTCAGCGGGCGCCGAGCAACACCGGGCGAAGTGGGAACAGATGCGCGCTGTGGCGATGCGGGTGCGGGTCCCTCGGGGCCCTTTCGGCGGCGCACGGTTTCCGTCGGCCTCTCCGCGAACCCTATCCCCGGAATGGCGCTAACGATGTTGCGCCCGAGCTGCGCGAAACCCTCATAACTAGGGGGCTCGTCGGGAGACGGTCCCGCACCCAGGCGCGAAACCTGTAGCGGTGGTGGCTCCGTAGGCCGCACTGTCGGAGGTGGGGCCGGTGGTGCAATCGGTGGCGGCGTCGGTGGGGCAGTCGTTGGCGGGTCGATTGCGTAGGCTAGGTCGAGGGGACCCGGATCCAATGGAGCGGGTCCCCCTTTGATTTCCCTCAATGCCTGTTCTAGGTTGTCCTGTTCCTGTGCGGGTGTTGCCATCGTATTGCCTCAGGGCTGCACGTAGCCGCTATAGTCGTAGTCCGCCCACGCGGGCCCCTGCTCCGCGCTCAACGCGTCACGAAGGCGCTGCTCCTCATGGGGCATGTCGTTGCTTCCTGCGAGCTCCCACGGTGGGGGCGAGCCCATCAGGGACGCACGTAGCTCGTCGAGCTCTAGCCTGTTCTGACCAGCAACCCCCATTGTCCCGCGGAGCGCGCTGTATGGCTCAATGCCCTGTCCAATAGGACCCTCGCGCACCATGTTGGCGCCAAGCTCGGACGTTCCGAGCTGCTGTGTCGTGGGGCCCGACTGGATGCCGGAGGGGGCGCCGAAGCCTTGAGCCTCGGGTCCATATTCGTAGATCGCATACTGTCCTCTTGGCGCCATGGACCGGCCGAGCTCGCGAACCTTCTCCGTTGCTGCGGCCTCGCCAAATAGGCGCTCTTGCATGGCCGCGTCGTCTTCGCGCAACGCTCTGCGTAGCCTCTCCACCTCTGGTTCAGCACGCTGTGCGCCCGTTGGGGGCGCGCTTGGTCCGCGCGCATAGCCCTGGTTGCGCTTGTCCGCCTCCGACGCCAGCCACCCCGGCGTGGTGCCCCCACTGGGATAGCGACCGCGCCCAAAGTCAACCGACTCCGTGTAGTCCAGGTTGGGGGGGGCCTTGTCGGTGACGCCGCGGTGGTAGAGCTCGTTTTGCTCAGCAAGCTCGACGTCGAGGCCGCGCAGCTCGCGCGCCGTTCGGTATTGGTCCAAGTCTCGATCTACGGCGTCGTCGTCCACGCGGCTGTTATGGTCTGTATAACGGGCCTGGAGGTTGCGCCTCATCATGTCGTCGTCACGCGCCCGCAACCGGTCGCGCAGCTCGTTAAGGTCACGGTCTGTGGCCTCCACCATGCCGACCTTAAGGCGCTCGTCGCTCATCATGCTGCCCGCGGCGCCTAGCACCATGCCCACGCCCTCAGCGATGGCATCGTCCTCGGCTTGCTGCGCGGCCTGTCTTCGCGCAGCGTCTGCGGCGGCTTTTTCGTGGCCCATCATGGCCTTGTCATTGGCGATATCTTGCACAAATTGCTCGTAATCGCTGCGGCGCTGTAGTGCTTGAATGTATTGCTGTTGCGCAGCCTGCTCTTCGGCCGCTTGGAGCATGTTCGCTTGCGCCGCCCCGCGCGTGGTCATTGCGTCTCCCGAGTAGCGCGCAGCCCGCAGCGCAGACGGCGACATCCCCCGAGTGGTCGCTTGCGACACCATGTGGGCCTTGCCCTGCGTCAGCCCGCTTTGTAGCTCGCGCTGTGCGGCTGTGTCCCTCCCCTGTGCCTCCTGGAGGTAGCGCAGCGCCGGGGCGATCTCGCGGTCAGAGTGCTCCATCATGCGGTGGCGCACTTGCACCGCGCCAGGCGCCTCTATGGCCTCACCTGGCAAATAGTAGCCGCTCTCCCGCAGCCGCTTGTGCTGGAGGTCCTCCGCCTTGGATTCCTCAGACTGACTCGGCTCGTCGTAGAAGCCCCTGTCCTCGTCGTATTTCGCCGATCCGCCCTGCCCCTCTTTTGGTGGCAGGTAGTATTTGGAAGCCATTAGTAAGGTACCTCGCGAATGATATAGTCACTGCTGCTGCCGCCGCCGCCGCCCCAGTCCGTGTTTGCAGCGGATTGCATCATTGAGCCGCCGGCTCCAGCTGCGGCACCCGCATAGGACATGTCTCGCGCACGATCGGCCGCGTCATCCTTGGCGCCAATGTTGTCAAGGCTGGTATTGAGTCCCCGCATGGAGCGGTCGTACGCCTGGGCTCGCTTAAGGATGTCAGACTCCAAACCGGAATACCTGCCAAGCGCCTGCTGATAGGCCCCTTCAGTGGCTGCGATCTCTGCCGCGCGGCGCTTCATGGCTGTGCTCAATGCCTGGCCCTGCGTCTGGGCAGCGCCATAGCCCGCGGCACGCATCGCCAGCGGGTTGGCACGTGATGACCCCTGCATTTGTAGGGCTTGGCGCTGAGCGTCTCCCATATCTAGGCGCCCCTGCATGCGCGCTGCGGAGGCCTCGCCACCGCGGACGCGGTTGCGGTAGTCCTCCATGGCTTTGCGCGCGGCGTCCTCTTGTTTAAAGGCCTGGTATCGCCATTCGTTGGCAAGCGAGGGATCGCCCTCCCTCTTGCGCCCCAGTGGCCCAAAGGTTCCCACCGCGGCCTCAACCTTGTCGCCCCACTCCTTGGCGGCCAGGAGCTCAGCATCCGACCGACCCGAGGGCGACTCGCCACCATGGCCGAACATGTCTACTTTTGTGGTCGCAACGCTCATTGCTAATTCCTTTGCTCCTTGGCGACCTTGACCTGGCCGCGCTTAACGCCAGCCTCGAGGACGATCCCCGCAATGTCGTAGCCCTCGCCGGTCGTAACGCCACCGGGGGCAGAGTCGACAATGGTCACCTTGAGCGCCTCACACTTTTGGCGAATGATATGCGCCTTGACTTGCTCGCGCGGCAGCTCAGGAAAGGTCGCGATTGTCGCATCGGTCCACGTCGCGGTTTGGCTTGCCGCTGTGTCGAAGTCGCTGTGAATTGTCATGGTTAGGTCATGGGCGTCCTTCCGCCCACACAGCGCGGTGACGTTCCAGACCCGCTGCCAGCCCGACTGTCGCGCCGCTTGCAGCCAAGCGGTTTCGATCTCTAACGGCACGTAGATGTCCAGCTCATCGTGCCACTGGTTCTCATCCAAAAACCACACATCCCCGGCGGGAGAAATCAGGTAGTAAACATCCTTGTGAAGCGCAGCGCTGGCAATGGGCATCGGCACCGTTGTGCCGGGTGCATGGATCTTCGGCTCCCACCAGCTCCACGAGCCCCATTTATAGTTGAACACAAGCACAATGCCGAAGTTGGACCCTGGCTTTTGGCACACGAAGCGAAGCTCGTTCTCTTTCGCCACAAGGGTCGACGCTACGATCTGCGGATACTCGGCTAACTTGTCCTCAACAGCCTTGCCGACAAAATCAACGGCTAGGTTGCGGCTAAGGCGATAGATCCCCGCTTTGGATTGGAAGAACAGCCCCTCTGGATAACCCACGACGCTGCGTGCCTCGATGCACCCTCCATCGTTGCTGACCTCTTGCAGTCCACTGAAGTCACTATTTGCCCCGCTATCATCTGGACCGCGCCCCGCAATAGCGAATATCTCCTCTTCGGTGAAGACAATTAGTTTATTGTCAATCTCCCCCATTCCCGTGACGTCCTGACCGCTGCGGACCAAAAAGCCAAACGCCTCATTAAACTCTGGGGCTAATGAGTCCTCGTTGGCTGTGCCAGGAATATAGCGCTTGCTGAACTGGATCCGGTCGCGACGAAAGAAGTCCCCCAACCAAACGCGGTCGCCTGTGACGAATGGGATCCGACCACCCTCGGGGCAAACGGCCTCCAGTTCAACGCCGCCATCGGTATACAACACCGTGTGGTTTGCGATTTCGGCCGGCTGCTGTGTGTCGATGAATTGGAGCGTGAAGAATGGCACGAACGGACCCACCGGAACCGGCGTGGTAGGCACGAGCTCGTTTGATAGATTGACGCGCCTGGGGACCAGGTCACTTGCGCTCGAGCGATAGAACACGCAGTTGACATCACGCGATGGGAGACCAAAGCGAGCCGAGGCGGTGAGCGTCTTGGCCGTCAACTTGATGTCGGCGGGGGCGTCGGCTGGGTCGATCGTTACCTTAACCTGTGCCGTTGGTAGGGACCGGTGCAGGTTTCCGCGCTCGTCATAGGTGGACCAATGCGCGGTATAAAAGTAGTCATCTGCGGGAAGATTGCCCCCACCTGCGTTGATAACCTCGGGCTGTTGCGCGGGGGGGGCCCCGTCGAGTCCCTCAAACACGATCGGCGGATAGGCAAAGCTGAGCTCTTCGGCCCAATTTCCCGTGTACCAAAACCACGCAGCACCACCGATAACGGCCGCGCCTCGGTTTACGATTGCGGTAAGCGGTGCCTCCTCAAAGTCAAGTGACACGCGGGTCGCTGCGTGTCGTCGTTCGCCAAGCGGCTGGAAGTAGCTGCGCGTGGTCGTCATGTTGCGATGTACGCCGCTGCCAAAGTCCACCACGTTATTTGTGGACCCCATGCTGACCGCGCTGTGCTGCACGGTGGTCGTGCAAGGCGCTACGCCAATGTTATGGATCCCGCAAAAGACGTGCATTCTTCGGCTGGCCGTAAAATTGTACTCGCACACCGGGTTCGCGTCGTTGGTCATCAAGTCGGCAAGCCACTCGCACTCGAACAGCTCCGTACCACCGGGGAAGCTGTCGCCATTGGCGTATGAGATGGTTGAACACAACCACGCATACGTGCGGCCGTTGACCACAAAGGGGCGCGTCCTCAACCTTGCGTTGTAGATTTTCCAAATCCCATCAGTCGTCGCTATGTTCCCCGTCGCCGCATCGATGCTCATGTTCTCGGTGCTTCGGGTGACACCAGCATCGCCGTCGTTCATATCCCAGGTGCACACAAGGCGCGCGCCAGACTCAACGCACCCCAGGTCGAACACGGATTCGGTGGCCCCCAGGAGCCGCACGGTGGTTGGTCCCCAGATGACTGTGCAGTTCGACTTTTGGAGCGCCCAAGCCTCAACCCGTGCCGGGGTAGCGTCTCCAGCCTCAACAACCGCGAGAACGTAAAAGACGTCAGCCGAGGCGGTGCTATTGGCAAGCGCCACGCGGGTATATTTGTGGGTGTCTACGGGGTGCAAAAATGTATTTGCCTGCAACACGTGCGCACTGTCACGCCGTGCAACCACAAGCCGCTGAGGCGTCGGCGTGGCCTGCGACACATAGGCAACCAAATAATCACCCTCGTTGCCCCCCTCGTGGATCCCGATTGCGTCGTAGGTGCGCAGGTTTTGCTGGAAGAACCACAAATCAGACGGGTTGATTGTGAGCGGAATTCCGGTGCTAAACCCAACGGTCGGGGTTGCCGCGTCCCACTCGTGCAAAAATAGATCGTTTGGCCCCCCGAGGATGGGGCCCGCGCCCGTGCCGCTTGCATGCAGTACGCACAGCTTGGTCCCCGTTGCCAGACAGCGCGGCGCATGGGGAGCGAATGACTCGTCGTTTGTGTTGTTGATCTCCGTCGGAGGAATCACTTGCTGGTTGTCGACGGTTGTGATTTCTGCGGCGATGGCGATGTGCTCGCGGTTACCTACAACCAGCGACGCGTCGCGCACGTACTTTTGCTCAGAGGCGTGAATCACATAATCGTCCACGCTGGTGATTTGCTGCCCTCGGGCCAGGTCGCTCAGCTCGTAATTGTTAACGTCGCGGAAGATGTCGCGCACTTCGCCGGTTGCCGGACTGATTGCCCCGCGGTCGTACCAAACACTCCGCGCCTCGTTGAATGCGTGCAGCCGGGTGTTGCCCACCACACAAAGCTCATCCTCTGTGCTGAATAAGGTTTTTGCGCTATCTAGCGAGCCGCCGCCGCTTATGGCGTTGCCGAGAGCACTGAAGCCGTTGCGCTTCTTGATTGCCCCGCGCTTGTCGTATTGGCCGTTCTTGACGCTCAAAAGCCTCTCCGTTGGGAGAACGCGATCGTCGATAGACTCATCCATTGAGCTCATGGCGATCGTGATGTTCTGCTTCTGGAGCGCCATCAGAAAAGCCAGATCCTCACGCCGGCAATCGGCACCGATGCGTCAAGCGTGATTTGCTCTTTGTCCCATGACGTGCGGAACACGACGGCCGGGCTCTGTTGGTCAACAACAAACCATCCCTTTGGTTGTCGCTTGAGCGTGTGGCGGACGCTCTTGGGCGTTGCGCCGATGCTAACTGGTCCCACAAACGCGCCGTCAATCAGCTGAATGTTGCGGAGCTCTCGCTTGAGGTGCTCCGCGTTGTCACTGGTGCTCTGTGCCTCGCGCTCTGGCTGTTTAGGCTGTGGGAAAAGCCGGAACATCACATCATCCAATCGGTGCGCGACCAAAACCAATATTCATCGGCCCAGTCGCGGCGCGTGTCCTGGATGACATCCGGATCGCCTGCGTCACGGTTGCCCACAAGGCCCTGAATGCGGGCATCAATGCGCGCACGCTCCGCCATGAGGGGAGCCGGGTCGCTTTCTTCCTTGTTCAGCATCCCGATTGCTGCAGTAAGGCAGGCCCATTCTTCCCAACCGTTGACCCCGTCGAAGGTGTCACCAGGCGCGACAAGGTCGGTCATTGCGGGGATGTAATGGAGCGTCAGTGTGTACGCGGCACCGGGAGCCGGGAGCAGCTCGATCCGAAGCGGCTGGAGCCGGTACTTTGTGAGGTACATCGAGTTATTGTTGCTGACGCCCAGTTGCTGCAGAGCCCACCTCTGCTGAGGCATGAACGGGGATACCGGCACGAAGTTCGATCCATCATCCAGCACCGCAACCGACAGTTTGTAGAAGTCGGCCGGAAGCCCGTATTGAGAGACCCCGGGGATCGTTGTGATCGGGGACGTGATCTCGTAATAGCCCTGTCCATGGGCCTCGACGAGCTTGTCATACAAGCCACGCAGTGCCTGGTTGAGGCGTCGGTCGAGCTCGGAGTCGGGTACAAAGGACGTCCCCGCGGCCACCTCCATGTTGGCAAGCTCGCGGGTGCGCGTCCTAAGGTCGGAAAGGGGTACGGGTGAGGGCATGTGATGCCCCTATTTGTTACCGAACCCGATAACCAGCGCCGGGGCACCGCCGCCGGGGCCTGAGTCCTCAAGGCAGGCGTGGATCGCTTCTTTCAAAGCTTCGCGCGCGGCCTCCTTGTCGCCTTCCTTCAGGGCGTCCATGAGCTCGTCCACGGCGTCGTCGTAGTCGTAGGCTTCGTCCTCGTCTTTTTTCTTGTCGCCAGGACCAGGGGGGTTGCTTCCACCCGCGTAGCCCTTGAGCTTCTTTGCTAAATCCATTTTGCCCCTCTTCTCTTTTGAGCGCCCCGCCTTGCTGTAGGCAATGGCTGCGGCCTGCTTTTCTGGGTACCCCTCGCGGCGCAGAGTCGAGATGTTCGAGCTCACCGCTTTTTTGCTGCTGCCTTTTTTGAGGGGCATGGCCTAGCGCGCTAAAGCACAGAGTAGGTAAACGGTCTCGCCCACTGGGATGTCCGCCTGAGCGCCACCGACAACGGTAGCCAGGCCAATGGAGTCGGTGGGCCCACCAAGGTCAACGGTGTGCGTCTTGGCGTAGCTTGTGTCGTTGGACGAATAATCGGCGTGACACTGTCCCGTGCGCCAGCTGTCGGCCAGGTTGAGGGTGTAGTCACCTGCTCCGGTGCGAGACACTGATGCGATGATCCCACCAGGATCGGCGGAAACTGTGGGAGGGTTTGCTCCGGTTCCCGTAAGCGTCACGGGGTAGAGGGCGTCTTCGCGTTCCGCGGTGCGGACGGGATATGTGGCAGCGTTGTTTGCAGTCATTTTTTAATTCTCTGGAGACGGGCCCCGACCCGGACCGGCTTGCGCCAGCCCGGGCCGGTGTCCCTTTTTATGCAAGCTCGTATTCTACGGTCACCGTTGTTGCCGGGATGATGGTCGCCCCGGTTCCTTGGGTGGTGTAATCAACGATTAGGGTGCTGCCAGCCGAGGCCACCTGGATCCCGAAGGTTCCTGCTGCGGTGACGCCGCTGTCCTTGTCGATGGTCGTGCCGGCGGTGTATCCCCCACCCATTGTCGCCTGGGTTGACCCCGCCAAAAACGAGCCGTCGGCCTCTTGGATACGAAAGACGAGGCTGCTTAGGTTCGCGTCATCCGCTTGGGTTGTCGACGGATAGAGCGTGATATTTGTCAGGCGCAAGTCCTTCGGACACGTGAGCAAGCCCACCGCGTCGGTTGGAGTGGCGCCCTTCTGTGGAATGTGCACGGTTGCCGTGCGCTTGCGAAGCATAAACCGGAGCTCGTCTTGGGCCCCCGAGTATGCTTGCACCTCGGACTGGATTAGGTCGGCTGCTAATTTAACAGACACATTTCCCCCTTATGCGTCCCAGCTAATCAGGACATTGTCGACCGGCCGATGACAAACCATCTGCCAATAAGCCTTTAGACGGAATTGGATCGCATCCGCTGTATTGAGTCGAGTGAACTTGAGGCCGTCTTCTTGACTGAAGTGCGGCATCTTGCCCAGCCCACAAAGCTCCCACGCACCCTTGCGCGTCAGAAGCCCCAGCTCGTTGGGACAATTTGGATCCGCCACTACCGTGACCGGTCCGCGCTCTCCCGCGAAGGTGAAGCCGCCAAAACCCACGCTTCCATCGTCGCTCTTGACGTTGGCCTTCTCATAGGTGGTCTTTGCCTGGAGCGACTTGCAAAGCTCTGCGTATCGCTTCGAGCCCATCCACAGCGTGTCCACGCGCCCGCCGTTGATGCTGGCCTGAGCCTGGGCATCAAACACGGCCTCTTCAATGGTTTTGCCCGCGCCCGAAACGCGGCTACCCGCGAGGCGAACAGGGTCGACACTTCGATCAACGCCGAAGAAGTTGTCACCTGCCGTTGGGGCCGTTGTCGGGACCCAACCAAGAACACCCGCCAAACAGTTGCCGAAGTCACCTTCTCGGAAGATGAAGTCGTTAAGAGCAACCGCGGGGATGTTGCCCGCGGCGTCCCAGTCACCAAGGACCGTGATGGTTCCAGCGTCGCGGTCGATCGCCGCAATGGTGGCCTTACCCAGGTTTACCGCGCCGGACGTGCCGTCGGTCGTGGCGGTCTGGACGACCATGCCCACCTCGAAGTTGACGACGTCGTTTGTGTTGGCGAGGGTGATCGTGGGCGTACCCGCTGGGGCGGTTCCGATCTGACCTCGAGCACCACCGCCATTACGCCAGCACTGGTAGGCAGTACTACGCCCGAAGGTGTACATTGCTGCCTTGATTTGCGTGTCGACGGCCTTGGCCACGGCTCCCTTTTGGGAACGCGACGCCATAAGGGTCTCGTTGTCAATTGAGCCCAGTACGTAGTCCTTTACGCGTGTGACAGTAAAGTCACGGATCTGAGGGACGCTCTGGGCATTGAGTGCGGTGGAGAAGTCGGTGGACCCGCGGATACCCGTAAAAATGGGTCGGATCTGTTTGCTTGCGCCTTCAAAATCTTCGCTCTTGGGAACCCAAGCAGCAAAGGGACTATTCTCGTACCAAAGTTCAGTGAGGCCCTTGGGATAAAGGACCTTAAGTGCATTTGTAAATGCAGCAATATCTAGGACGGCCATGATTAGCTCCGGGAATGCGGAGCCGCACTTGCCATCCCTGGCCGGCTGAGGAGTCTATATAGGCGTTAGGGCCTATAAAGGTTGATAGCTGCGCTCAGTCGCCGGAAGGGACAAGAGAACGTAGTAGCTCGTCAGCGCGGGCCAGCTTTTCAGCCTGGGATAACTCTCGGGCGGATCCGCTGGTTTCTGCGGAGTGACTGTTCGTCACTGCTCGCGGTTTCCTGCTTCTTTTCCCGAGCTTCGCGCCTCGCGCCAGGGAGCCCTGTCCTGAACCGTTTCCCCCCTCTTGGGGGTGGCCGTCGCCGTTAGAGCTTAGCGCTCTACTTAATTGGTCATAACGACTCTTGGCCTCTTTGTCAATGAAGCCAGCAATCTGCTCGAGGGACATTTGCATCCCCGAATCGAGAACGGTGCGGATAATCGTACGCGCCTGGCCCGCGACCTCTTTTGGGTCCATAGCCGATAAATAGGGATAGCTCTCGCGCTGGTCTGACGCCCCGATGTTGGCAATGAGCGTGCTGTCTTGTTGGATGTTGCGGTCTATCGTTTGTGCCCGCACTTGCTCGAGCGCTCTCCGCTCATCTTCCGCACGCTGCTTGCGCTCTTTGTCAATGTCTGCGCGCAGTGCATGTAGCTCGTGCTGTAGCTCGCTCGCGTCCGGGCTTCCGTTGTTTAGGTGCCGCCTCGTCAGCCGCTCATAGACCTGATTCGAGTCTAGGCCTGCGCGGGCTGCAAGGTCGTCAATGGCTGCAATTGGATCGTTGCGCAGCTTCTTTGCGAGCAGATCGACCGCGCGAGCTTGCTCCTGGAGCGCCTGTTCCCTGCGGCCAAGCTGCTCTTCGAGGTCCTTCATTTCGTTGAGCTTGCGATCGGCCTGTTGCCGGTAGCGCTTCATCTGCATGATGCGCGCCTTCGTGGGCACCTCGTCAGCGGGGGGCGCGGTCTCTTCGTCCGTTACCTGCTCGGTCTCGGGCTCGGACTCTTGCTCGGCTTCGCCCGGCCCGGGGGCGTCCTCGGCCTGCGCTTGTTGCTCTTCACCCTCTGGGCCCTCGGGAGCCTCTTCGGGCACAAGTAGTGCGCTAGCCTCGGCCAGTCGGTCCTCGTGGGTCGGTTCGGGTGTCGCGTCGGTGCCAGCGTCGTCGGTGCTCATGGTTTCTCGTTGTTATGGGTTATTGCATTGGGGGAAGGCCCGGGGGCATCCCCATGTCAGGCGGTAGCATTGGGCCCGGGGGCATGTCTCCGGGGGGCGGTCCAATCGGCATGTCCATCGGCATGTCCATCGGGGGGCCCGCGGGGAGCGCGTCGGCTCCGGGCGGCGGTGGTGGTGGTGCCATCTGCTCTTCGGCTCGTTGCATCAGCGAGCTCGCATCCGCGATCCATTGTCGAAGCAGCTCGAGCCGCTCTTCTTTTGCCCCCTCCACCTCAGCTTTTTGCAGCATGAGCGCAGCAAGCTTTTGACCGCGGACCAGATCCATATAGGGCTCGGGGCCCCGGTAGGTACCGTCTTCCAAGATGGCGCCAAAGCGTTTCTTAAGTAGCTCTAATGGTGCCGTAACGGTGTCTCGCACCTCGTCAAAGTCGGGGACGTCCGCGAGGCGGAAAAAGGTTTCCTGGTCGATGAGGCCCGCGCCCACGAGCTCCTGGAGCGCCTGGATCTTCCCCGCGGGTGTCGTTGGCAGAGCAGACGCCGGGAACACCTGAATGCGCATCATGTCTTGGTCGAGGTCAATCTCTCGCCACGGGATGATTTCATTAACGCCCCCCGACCCCTCATACACCACCTCGTGGCCCGGATCGTCTTCGCTAATGACCCGTTCGCAGTAAGCAATCTCCCGCGCCAGCTCCACATGGAGCCGCTCGTATCCTCGCTCGAGGTTGATGAACCTGCGGCTTTGTACGTCGTTGTAGACGCGCAGCGCCTTGCCCGAGTCCAGGCCCGCGGGCTTCGCGCTCGTGGCGCTCAACTCACTGACCCCCATCTCCCGGAAGATCCACTCACTCAGTCGGTCAATGTGACGATAAACGTCCGAGGCCATCGACGGCGGGGTCATGAACGTTGGCGGGGGTCCGTCGTGCTCCACGATGGTGCCTAGCCGGTTCTGAATGTGCTGCTTTACGATCTTGCTCTGGCGCGAGACAAAGATCCGAGGAGCCGCAAAGAGGTGCTGGCTCTCCTGCACGCGACGCAACAACTTGTTAAGCTCGAACTGTGCCGGGCTTGCACGCTGCACCAGGCTCTCACCCCAGAAGCCCCGCTGCGGCGGTACAGCGCGGATAAAGGCCAGGGGAAAGGTTTCCCTATAATATAGCTCGTCGTGTAGGACGGCCTCACGAATGGCAATCACGTGCCGCCCGTCGGTGTCGTCACCCCACTCTGCGGGGGCGCTTGGGAGGTGCCAAGCCTCAATCACCTCCACGAGGTCTTGCGTGCTGTCGTAGTTGTAGGCGTAGCGGGGATCGGGTGCGGCGGCGTTCTCGATTTGCTCTGCCGAGTCCGGGTAGAGCTCGCGCAGGTACCAGCGATCCAAGAAGCGCCGCAAGTAGATGACCCGCGGGGATACGTCCACACATTGCCGATCATCCACAAGGATGTGATTGGGGAAGATCCGCTCAACGTGTACCCGGTCGTGCGCCTCATAAGCTCGCATCACACCAAGCCCAGACACCACCGAGTCACGGACCACCTGCGGCGCTATTTCGCGGACGTCGCACTCCATAAACTTCGCATCCCAGTATTGGGTGAGCTTCTTGGCGCGCGTCTGGTCCTCGTATGTGCCGCCAACGGTAACCGCCATGGGGCGCGGTCTCGTTTGCGTCACCTCACTGACAAGGGCATCAACGGCGTTCGCTATGACGTTGTGGCTCAGGCGGCGAGCGTAAGGCAATGAGCGGGCAAAGCCGTAGAACCCGGGCCAGCTGCCGACGTCTCCATAAAGGCAATAGGATTCGATGATCCGCTGTTGGCGCTCGAGCGTGGCCTCGTCAACGTCGTGCGCTGCGTCCACAACCGCTTGCGCCAGGTCGGACTCAGCGTCTAAATTCCACCAGCGGAGTGTCTTGTCTGCGTATGCGTCGAAGGGCATGTGGCTTGTCTTTCGCGAGCGTGTTAGTGTCGAAGGGCGAGACGGTGGGGAGACCCGCTGGTCCGTGTTGCTCGAGCCCCTCAAGCATTCGTGCCTGGGGGGCTCTTTTTATGTCTTACGGGGTCGACCCCGCTTCTTGCGTGGTGGTGCCGCTGCCACTTCCGGGAGTGGTACGAGACGTGAGACGTATTCGCGCGGGTATAGCGCCTCATCTTTGCCGTCAGAAGCCCACACAAAGTCCCCGCGAAGCTCAATGTCAAACAGCTGCGCAGACGGGGGCGCCCCGCTGCCTTTACCCCACAGCCCGCGCACACTTTTGCCCTGAGGCCCCGCCGGTCCGGGCTGTAGCGTGTAGTCGCGGAAGTAAACGTGTGCGATTTTCAATTTGGTGGATCCCCTGGGATCGGTTTCTTGCAGCATGGGCATTCGGTGGGGAAGTCCCAACCCATCGCCTTGCACGCGAAGTAACCAAGGTCGAGGAGACATCCGGGGTGGTTCTGTTTTGCTAATTGCCATTGTTCGTCGGTGGCCAGTTCTTCTTGGTCCAGTTCTGCGAAGTTCATTGTTTTAGCTCCTCCCTTATTGCCTTGAGGTCAACCGGCACGTATGCGCTTGCCGCGAACATGTCCTCCAGGTCCATTTCTGGATCCCGTTCGGGCGCCTCCTCTACGTGTAGCCCCTTGCCTGCGCGAACCGGCGCACTCAGCTCGATGGCCACCCCGCACCAGTTAATAGCCGAAACCCCCTTCGCCCGGAGCAGGTCTAGGAGGTTTGCTAGCCACTTAAGATCGCCGCGCTCAATTGGGGAGCGTCGTGGACCCCTTTTTTTGTTCGAGCTGTGCGATGTCAAAGGCGTGCGTTGCGAGCTTGGTAATGCCTTCAATGTATCTTTGTCTCGTGTAGCCATGATCAATCGAGTTGTGCGCAAGTGAAATGTGCAGATCGGCGAACTGCTCAGGGGTCATCGACACCACAGGCCCCTCACCAGGGATCGTCGTCGTAGGGGGAGCCTCCTCCCCAGTCTTCTCGTTCCTCTTGGCGTCGCCGGACAATGCGTTCAACATCATCAAGCTCAGCTTGGGTCCATCCTTTGGGTAATTTCTGCTCATCTTTTTTCTCCGCTCCGGCCTTCTGCCATATGGCGAGAATCAGCGCCGATACTCGGTCAGCGTGACCCCCGCCAACGCGTTTAGGCAAGCGCATTGAAAGCCGACCGCTCGCAGTGGGAGCCGCTTGGACCTCCGCCAGGTCTCTTATTAGCTGCTTGTCTTTGGGCAGTATCAAACAGGCTTGGTGCAGCAGCGTGCGCGCTCTCACATACGTGGACGGTACATCGGTTGGAGCAGAGAAGAGAGAAAGCCCAAAGTCAGCCAGGTGTTCTTGGATCGATTCCCGGTAGTGAGCGTCGGCCATTACCCCCGCTAGTCCCGCGTGCCCACGGACGCGTTCGGCAAACTGCCGGCAGACCTCACTAGGCACAAGGGCCACCCCATTCGACGGAGACAGTTCGAGCATATCTGCAATTTGATAAAGTCGACCATTGCGATGCGCCACCACCACCGCACTGGAATCCCGCTTAAAGCCGAAGTCTGCACCGGCTGTGACGTGGACCCCACGTGCAACAGGCACTGGCATGGTGTATTCACGGCACGCGTCCTTTAAGGCGTTGTGGTCAAAAAAGTACTGCGCCCCGCTCGCCATGGGTACAGCCCCATATTCGCGATCGAAAGTAGCCCCGTCGGGCTCAAGCTCACGGCAGCGCGACTCGGTAAGCGTTGGGTTTGCTACCCAAGACGGAGCCACCGCCACGTGCTGCTCGTCAGTGGGGCCAGCCTCAACGGCATCATAATGAGCGTCAAGCGTGCTCCATGGCGACGACAAGAGCAGCTCCTTGGCATAGGGCTGAGTTGCCAGCGCCGGACGTGCACTTGTGAGCACCTCCGTTGCGGGGTTCTTGCCGCTCTCCTCATCGCGCCAGCGTGCCACCTCATCCGCCACGAAGCCGATCCACGTACCGCCGACGATGGTTCTGAAGCTTGCAGCGTAGACCCGGAACGCGATGGGCCGATCCTTGATCTTGATCTGAGTGCTGCTGCTCTCATAGGGGACCTTAAGCGCGGCGAGGATTGCCCCGATGGTGCGGATCCGCTCCTGGGCATCGCTCTTCTTGACCGAAAAGAAAGCATAGATCCCAATGTCCCCCGGCGTGATGCTGTGCTGCCCATAAAGCGCCTCTGCGACGGCAAAACGGCATGCGCTCGAGCTTTTGCCGCCTCGCCTCCCCACGCGTGCCACAAGACGTGTCTTGCCGCCTGCGTAGAGGGCCCCGATCTGCTCGCGCCACCACGGCGACAGCGCGGGGAAGCCCGCGCGGACCAGCTGCTCGTCTTGGTGCAGTAGCTGCTCGTATGCGGTGCGCTCGTGGGGTAGCCGGTACTCCGACCGTACCCACTGGACGATGGACTCATCCATCATCAGCCCCGGGCCACAGGAGCGCGAATAGCTGCAGGCCACCGGCGAGGCCAAAGCCTACCACACAAGACCCCAGGGTCAGGAGACCCACAGCCGCCACCAAATCCCAGCCATGCTCCGCCAGCCAATCGATCATTGGATCGTGGCGGACGACGTGGCAGAGGAGGCGTCGCGATAGTCGCGCACCTCCTCGGCATGCTTGCGGCGCTCCTCGGCCAGTGCGTGCTGTAGTAGCTGGATCCGGTCGTGGCGGTCGGCCTTGCTGATAGCCGTGCGCTGCTCTGCCGCGGTCCCCTTGTCCGGCATGCACGTGCCTAGGGCCCTATCAAGCAGCGCAATGGCCGCCCTGACGCGGCAGGTCTCACTCTTACCGTGGATCATAATGTCGCGTAGCGCGTCGATGGCCTCGGGCGCCAGCATCCGCGCTCGCACGCGTGCCTCTCGGGTCGCATCTCCTCCCACACGGATGAGCGGCTTCTTTTTTGGCATCTCTATCGGTCCCTTCCCGCACATTAGACGCGCCCGGGGTGCATTTAATGGCGTTAATTTAACACAAGTGTTGTCATTTTGCGACAGCCCCGAACCGGCTCGGGGGGGGGTGGGCGCGTTGGGCACAGCCCCCTACAGGGGGGGTGTCACCAAAACGGTCGCGCTTGTCGCTTTTGCCCTTGCGCCCCCCTCAATAAGGATTATCTTATGGGGGTAACACGGTAACAGCAAGGAGACACCACATGAGCAACCAGAACGACCTAATCCAATGCGCGTGCTTTGGCCCCTGTCCCTGCCAGTACGATGACGCCGCCGAGCTGGCGAAAGCTGACGCCCAATGGTTGGCCGAGATGGAGGCAGCCGCCATAGCTGAGGCGGGCGGCGAGGAAGAGAGAACGGACGTGCGGAGCACTGTACAGGCTCACGTGAGCGCCGCGGGCTGCTGTGACCAGGAGCGGCTTGGTGCGCTCCTAGACGCCCTCGACGAGTGTGCGGCCGTCGCAGCTGACGAAAATGAGCACGGTCTGAAAGTGGCGCTCCGTGCGCTCATCGACGGTGCGCGGTCGCGAAGGGGCGCAAAGCTGCCGCGTCGGTACTCGGAGCAATTCCAGACCTAGCCCCCTCGCTTCCCCCCTGTTCGCCCCCTCGCCTTAGTTGGTCAGGGGGCTTTCCGGGTATGAGCAACCAGAACGACCCACCGTGCGACACCTGCGGAGACCGCCACCCCGAAACCAAGCACGACGACGATTGCAAAGACTCGCACGAGTGCATTTGTGGCGATAACGTCATGGGCGCATCGGGCTATGTCTCCGTCCCGTTTGATTGTCTCCTGGACCGCGACGGCTAGCACCCACCCTAAACCCTTACCCGCCCCAGAGCCTAACCGCAGGCCTGGGGCTTCACTGGTATGAGCAACACAAACACCGAGAAGACTACCTGTGCATACTGCGACATGGAGACCACCGTTCGCGATGAGGTTCCGACATGGGGAGACGATGAAGCGTGGGAGGGGCTATCCATAGACCACCTCGACGATTGCGAATGGGTCGCAACGCGTGCCCACCAACAGCGAACCGACGGAGTTCCCGCGGTGCCGTCCTGGTATGGATCTCTAGATGGAGACGCACCACGATTCCGCCGCGGGATCCAGAAAGGGCCAGATGGGCGCCCGGACTACCTTTTGACCACGGCGCAGAAAGAGCGCCGAATCCAGCTCGCCAAAAAACAGAAGGCGAAGGAGGCGCTGCAGATCCAGGCGGCACGAGCGGCAGAGGCCGCGTTCATCGCACAGTCAAAGGACCTTTGGGACCACGACACCCCGGCAAGCGAGCACACCGAGGTTCCCGAATGGGTCGGCGACTCAGTCACCTGTGCGGACGTGGCGGCAATCGTGCAGGGCGGATGTGCCTCCGGTGCATGGATGCCAGCGGTCACCTATTACCAGGCGGTCGCCACGATGTCCGAGCACGGTGATGACGTGCTCCAATATTTGGAGGACCAACTGGGCGAGCTTCCGCAGCATGCTAGCACCGAGAGCTGGAGCGGGATCGCGGTCCATTACCTATCGTGTGCGGTTGAGCTGTGGGCAAGCGGCGCCGAGGCTGAGATCTGCGAAGCGCTTGCCGAGCTTGGCGAGGACGAGGACACGGAGGTGACACTATGAGCTACGCGCAGACATACAGGGCTTGCTACATCGGAGAGACGGCGACGAGCGGCGAGTGTAGGCTTACTGGCCCCGAGCATGCGCACCTCGACGACGACGCCCTACGGGCTGAGGCGATGGCTGAGGCCGGCCGCGCAGGCCTATATTGCGACGAGGACCCTGACTACCTGACGCGCGGAGAGCTTGCCGCACTGCTCGAAATCGGAGACTGGACCGAGTTGGGGATGACATCATGATGCGCCGGTATGTGGCATGGGGACCTGTCCGCGGGCATTGCGGCCACGAGCACCGCACAATCCAGCGGGCGCATGAGTGCGCCCTTAGCGACCATCGGGCAAGCCGAGCGGGCGGGGCAATGTCGGATCGGTCCGTCGTGGCGGTGTCCGGATACGACCGGAGCGACCGGGTCCCCATGACCGACGCGGAGTGTGACACCTTGCAGGAGCTGGCCCGGGGATGATGTCGTCCTTTGGCGCGCAAATCATCGGGCTCATGAGCGCGCTAGGCGTATCGCAGTCCGAGCTGGCTAGGCGGCTGGGGGTCACTCAAGCGGCGGTGTGCCAATATGTGCACGGACGACCGACGGAAGACACCGTGCGCAAGCTAGCGCGAGCACTTGGTAGGGGCGTGCGGCTTGAGTTTTATGGGCTCGAGGACGATGAGGACGATTCTCTGTAGAGGGGCCTAGGTGATCCCATAGCGGGCCATTGCCCACTGCTCTAGCATCCCGAGGTCTGCATCGCTGATCTGCGGCGACCACAGGGCCATCTCATAGATGTCTCCATCATAAGGCACGGTAAGCTGCGGCTCGATATCACCAATGCGTAGGCGGGTAGGTGCGGGCGCGGGGTCCGCGGTGACGCTGGCGGCCATCTGGACGTTGTTGATCCTAATGGTCCGCTGCGCCGTTGACTGCTGAGCGCCCACCACGATATCTTGCCCGAGCCATGGAGCGGACGGCGTTATCGCTGGCGCACCTCCGCCACCATTAAGGGGGCCAAATCCGATCACGCCAAACGCGAGCACAAGATTTAGCGACCGCTGCCCCGGGATCGCTGGATCGCCGCGCATCGAAAGCGGGCTGCCAACCGCGCTTGTAGGGTTGATCACCATGAGGAGCGTATAGCTCGCGGCCGGCGCGTTTGTGATTGCGCTGTTGGACAAATCGTCAGGGCCCGG